CGTCGATGAACAACCTCGCGTCGTTGTATTTTGTCTTTCAGTTTTTTGTCATGTTCGCCCATTCAGCTGCAGTAACTTTTGCTGAGGTTGGGCAGGCGTTGGGTTTCCGCACGAAACAGATCGACCACGAACATGCGCTTGATTGCGTGTTTCTTCGTGGCGTTATGTTAGCCGAACCGCTCCCCATGTATGTTGTGCTGCCGTCGATCATCCTCAAGTTGGGGAAATATCTTAACGATGTGCGCATTTCCCAGGATGAGCCGGATTATCAGTTGGCGCTGCGCAAAGCCGCGCGCGCCACGGCCAAATCGTTGCCCCAATACGCTGTTGACACTCCGTTGATCGCTTCCTATCTTCATGCTTTAGAACGATGCGGCGCCGATGGTGGCGTAGTGGTCGTGCAGCCGTACAAAACGTATGGTTCTCAACGCCCCGACCGCATGGCGTATATGGACTTTATTTGTCGGCGCTATGGTTTCGCAGAGGCAGATGTCTGCGATTGCGAAGCGCTGTTTGATACAGTGACCGCGTTGCCTTCGTTCGTCATCCACCCTGTCCTCGCGCGGTTGTTGCGCGTCGACTATGGTGCTTAAGAGGGAAAGTCCCGTCCCATTTGGGGCGGGCAAGTGGCGGGCGCCCAAAAAGCGCCCGTCCCGGGGCATGCGGGGGTAGGCCAAAAACCTACTCCTGGTGGTAGCAACCACCCCCCGAGATGCATAGCCCTCTGCGGTCGGCCAATATTTCCATAATCTTTTTGATTTTTGGCCCGAAGATTTATCTTCATTTTGAGAAGTTCTTTCATTCAGAATTTCTCCACCGTTTTTCCATTTGGATCCGACACGTCGTTTCGCTCCGTTACAACACCCACTTTCGGAGTTGTTGCACAATCGAGTTGTGCCTATTGTCTCGTATCTCACAGGACATTCACGCTTACCTGCTCATCTGCGGGATACTGAGCGTTTAGCTAAAGAACAGTTCGATCAGCACGTTCAGCGTTCTTCAAGTTTGCCCAGGCAAACCCCAGGTTCAAGCGATTCCCACGAAGCCAGTTTTGAGCCCCCCATGGCGCGTGGTCACAAGGTTAAATTGGCGGCCCCTCGGTCAAAGTCCAAGTCACGTACGCGGTCGCGCTCACGTTCCAAGTCCCGTGGGCGCTCTGCGTCCGCAGGGTCCCAGCGAGCACGCAGTAAGTCCGGCGGGCGATCACGGTCGCGCGCAAATTCAGTTGCCTCACTCACCAGCGCACTCGCCACAGTTCAGGTGCGAGCAGCCGATGGAGTTAGTGGAGATGTCATATGTAATAATCCCAACCTCAAACGGCCCTCACATGCCATAGAGGAGACGTTTACAGAGGATTGGGCGGACCTTTTTGGCACCACCGGGTTTGTCAACATTCCGACGCACATCAACCCAGGCAACTCCAACATGTTCCCGCGTTTGTCTATGACCGCCAAGTTGTATGAAAAGTATTCGTTCACGCACTTGGAGTTTCGGTTCCGTTCCGACGTTGGACAATATGCAGCTGGGGGTCAAGCTGGCCGCGTGATGTTTGGCATCGATTATGATTCGACTGATAGTCCACCTAGTTCTCGGCGTCAGCTGTTGAATACGTGGCCCAATCTCGATTGCAAGCCGTCACAAGATATGGTGTTCACCGTCAATTGCCGCGAAATGCGTAATGGGCCGACCGGGCCTTTCCGCTTTGTGCGCGTTGACAATCTCCCGATAGCTGACGATCCGCGTCTTCATGATTGCGGGCGTTTGAACATAGCGACTGAAGGTTGCGCGGTCACATTGTTGGGTCGTATTGAAGTGCGCGGGCGCGTCATATTCGACGTGCCTGTGTTCCTCGACGCACCTTCAGTTCCGTCGCCGTTGCACATCGCCCACTGTCATGGGTCTTTCACAGCCGGCTCATCCACAACTCCTACAGTCGCAGGGTATACCGATGTTGGTGGCAACTTTCTCGGGTTTTTCCCCAGCGTCACGTTGGCGTCGGGCGAGCTTGTGCTCAACCCCAATTTGTCCGGGTCGTTTATGGTCGACGTCGACGTCACGTTGTCGTGTGGCGCGTATAGTGCGACGAACGGCGTGACTGGTTTGATCATCGACCTTGAACAGAATGGTTCGCCCGTCAATCAGTTGGCCAACATCAACACGGCACAGGGGTTGCTGGAAACAGTGACGACTGGTGTGAATGTGTTGTCGGCGAATTTGTCTGTGTCACGCACGTATTATGTGATTGCGACGTTTGGAACTGGGCTCCATGTTAAGTACACCCCCTTTTACACAGGGGCGGGTCCGTTCTACGTTGGCACGAGCTTCAACATCACACGTGTGGCCTAAGTGGTCACGGTCCTTCGTTAGCAAGCTCGACGAAGGAGTAAGGCGTTAAACTGAGCAGTTTAAGCATTGTACTGCACAATGCACCTCCGCAGAGAAGAGTCATCCCCAAGACTT